CTCAATCACACTATATGGTACATTTTTATATTTAACTTCAAATTCACGAGTTCTACTATTAAATTTATACATTTTATAAGACACAATAATATAAACAATTAAACTTATAAATAAAAAAACAAATAAACTTCTCATTTAATTATAATTAGATTTCTTTTACGCCGTCGCTAGCGCCATCAGAGCCACCGCTAGCGCTAGCGCCGCTAGCTGGAGCTTCAGCAAATTTAGATTTCATCCATGGGTCTTCACTCTCAATGCTATCTACAGTTCTTGCAACTTCTTCCTGATTATCTAATGACACTTCAGTATTAGCATTCTTTTTAGCTTCTTCAGCTGCCATCTTTTCCTTTAAGGCATCCTGTTGTTTTTCACGTTTCTGTTCCTCATAAAACACATCCTTTCTTACTTCGTTTGCCTTATATTCTTTCATTAATGTATTGAGTTCTTCTTCTAAATATTCTTCATTAGCAACTTTATCAGCACATGGGTCCCATGGTAACCAATACCCCATCTGTCCAACAAAAACGTGGAATGAGCGATCTTTTGCCTGAAGTCTTTTAGCTCTTCTTTCAGCTTCGTTGTATGTATCAAAAACACCACGCACCTTTACTCCACGAACATGTGTTTTAAAATCACACTCTTTACTAAATTCTTCGTCTAATTTTTCACCATGTTTATATTTGAAATCATCATATTTACTCTTAAATCCATCATATGATACTTGAATGAAGTTTCTCATTTCTTTTTTCATAGCTTCAACAAACTTTGTATTAATTCCAGCATATTCTTCTTTAGTTTCATCAGAAGCATCTTTTGGTGGATTTAATTTGTGTTCAAGGGCAAATTCTACCTCTCCACAAATCTGATTCATAAATCTATGATAAAGATACAATTCTTTCTGTTTCAATGTATCTTCTGGTGAAATAAATGAAATGCACACATAATTTTGTCCTCCAATTCTATCATCTACTTCTAGATAATCTTCTTCTGTTGTTGGTATTGTATTTCTGCTAGTCATAATTGATAATTCTATATATTAAAAAATGCTTTAAGTGATTTATTTTCTAATTATATTACAAATATGACATTAAACCACCGAGAGGTATTTAGAAGATTTGTTAAATATTTAATTTTAACACTCTTAGTAGCCTATTCATGTAAAATGGTTATTAAATCTAAAGTTTCTACTTTAGAAGCATTCTATGTAGGTATTGTTGCTTCTACTATATTTGCTATATTAGATATGATAAGTCCAACAATATATATAAAAACATAATTCATTATATTCATTATATTCATAATTCAAGCTCTTCTAATTCATTTGAGAATGAAACACTAGTTGAATCTCCTTTTTTAATTTTTTTTTCAAAGAATATTTTCTTTTTAGTATCTTTATGAATAAACATTTTAATTAAGTTGTAACATATTTTAAAGAATCCAGGTATGTTAGTAATTATTATTTTTTCTACACAATAAGGATATTTTTCTTCAAAATAAGGTATCATATTTTTAAAAAGAGAAACATCCATATTTTTTATATATGTTTTTTTTAAATCTACAAAGACTACAATTTCCTTTTTATTGTATAACTTTAATGAACTATTAATGCAGTGTGACATTGTTTTATCTATATATGCTGAAAAATCATCATAATTGGAGTCTTTTCTTTTTGTAAAGTTTCCGGCAAAAATACTAAATACTACACATTTATTTGTATCATTCTTCTGACAACTAATAATTGTTCCAAAATCCATTATTATTTATTAAATAAAAAAAAATAAAGTTTTAAACACTAGGGATATATTGCCATTTTAAATAATTGCAAATCTCTTTCCAAATCTGATCTTGTTGATGCAGTTTTTCTCTGCTCTTTAATAAGATAAAACACTCAGTAAATTCGTCTAACTCTAGTAATTGAACAAATTTATGTAAGACATAACTATAACTTAAAAAGTTTTTTCTACTCTTAGGACAGAATTTATGAAATGGAATTTGAATCTCTTTGAACATTCTACGCAATTCTTCTTCTGTTTCTCTAGATATAGTAGGTGGTGGTTCTCCATTTAATCTATTTATGATATGTGGTACATGTTCATAATATTTGTTTTTCTTTAGTTTCTTTAATATTTCTCTTAATTTATGAGGCGTCAATGTTTTCATATCTTCTATTCTTTCTTTTTTTAATTCTGAAATTATTTGATTATAGACATCTTGGGGAATATCAGTAGATTCTTTTGCTTGAAATTGTGCCAACCATTCATTAAAGTGATTAATTCTTTTATATGCAAAATAACTTATTTCTCTAGGAGGTTCTTTATAAGAAGGTTTATCAGAATCAATTAAAATAAATGTCTCATCACCACACCCGCTACAAATCATTTTGCCTTCTGACATATATAGAGTTTTCTCAATATTACACATTTCACAAAAATCCACCGTTTTTGTTTTTTCTATATTTAAATTGTCAAAATTTTCATCTGTCAGCAATAGGTAATCTTCATACATTTTAGCTTTGGATTTATATGTAGATTCAGTATCCAATTTGATTTTTTCTAGTTCTTGTTCTTGTTGTTCGGGTTCTTTTTTAATTTTAGAATTATTATTAAAATATTCCATAACTGACTTTTCAGCTATTTTTTTCCTAAAATTATTCACCGTAGTTTTTTTTATAGGAGTATTATTAACAGAATTATCTGCATAATTGAATAAAATATTTCCTGTGTCTAATAAATAATCTATTTCTTCCCTATTGGATTCTATATTAAGTATTGTTTTTTTTAATTTGTTTATATTGTCTAATAACTCCATTTTTTTATCGATATCGCATTCATCAATTTCTTTATCTTGATATTTTTCTTCAAATCTTTTTACTAAAATATTTAAATCGTTCTTTTTAGTCTCTAAATCTTTCTTTTTTTCTTGAAAGTAATTAACTTTAGATTCATGTTTAGCGTGTAAGGTAACTCTAGTATCGGCTACTAATTTTTTTCTATTTTTAGTCTTAAACGACATACTTCTTTTAAGTATAGAAAAATCTTTAAAAAAATCTTTAAGTATAAAACTTAAAGAATATAATATTCTTTTATTATATATATTAAAAATGGGAGGAGGACTAATTCAACTTGTCGCATATGGGTCCCAGGACATGTACATCACTGGTAATCCACAAATTACATTCTTTAAAAGCGTTTATAGGAGACATACTAATTTCGCAATTGAATCTATTAAAACCATTTTTAATGGTAGTACTAATTTTGGTCAAGAAATTCACGCTAAGGTAGATAAAAGTGGTGATTTAATACACAAAATGTATCTTCAAATAAGAATTCCAGCTGTAGAACTAAAAACTGAAAATACATCAAAATATATAGGATTTAGATGGTTAAATTGGTTAGGTCATATTCTTGTCGATGATGTAGAACTTAGCATTGGTGGTCAAAAAATTGATAGACACACAGGTGATTGGTTCCATATTTGGAATGAATTAACACAAAATGCAGAACAAGGTCCAGCTTATGCTGAAATGGTTGGTAATGTTCCTAAATTAACACAAGTTCAAAGTTGTAATACTTCATCTAGTACAACTACCGATGCATACACACTTTACATTCCATTACAGTTCTGGTTTAATAGAAATCCTGGTTTAGCACTTCCACTTATTGCACTTCAACATCACGATATTGTATTAAAGGTTCAATTGAGAAGTTTAGAAAATTGTATTTGGGCTAGTAAGCAAACTGGTGAAACATATAATGATGAAGTTGGACAGGTTGTTTTTAGCACAAAACCAGCATTAGAGAGTGTAAATTTATATACAGATTACATATTTTTAGATACAGCAGAAAGAAGACGTTTTTCACAAGTTCAACATGAATACTTAATAGAACAGGTCCAAATTAAAAATGTAACAATCCAAGCTGGCGATACTTCACCAAGTACTAAATTTACATTTAATCACCCAGTGAAAGAAATGATTTGGACAATTCAGCCTATTGAATATCGCGATTCAAGTAGGACACAAAATAAAGGTGGAAGACAATACTTTAATTTTACAGATTCATGGGACTACAGTGGTTTTACAGGAACTCCAGAAGGTTATTTTGGTCCAGGTATGGCAGGTGGAAGAGGAAATCAAAACTTCTTCCATGGAATTCCATCAATTAAACTCTATGGCGATCTTAATAGCAATAATGCATGGAATACAACAAGTTCATCAATAACTGATTCAACTACGGCTGGTTATTCTTATTTAAGTAATTATACCGAAAGTGGTGGAACCAATTTATATAGCAACAGAACTTTTGAACATTTGTTAGGTCCAGCATTAGCTCAACCAACTACAGGAAATTCAACTGGTTTATTAAGTGCTACAAGCAATCAGATGAGTATTAATGATTCTGGTAGAAATCCAGTAGTAAATGGAAAACTAGTATTAAATGGTAATGATAGATTTACAATTAGAGAAGGATTCTATTTTAATGTAGTTCAACCTTATCAGCATCATACAGGTTCTCCCGCTCCAGGTATTAATGTTTATAGTTTTTCATTAAAACCTGAAGATTATCAACCTAGCGGAACATGTAATTTTTCAAGAATCGATAATAGTACTCTTGATTTAACACTAACTAATGCCACTACACTTAATAGAGCAGCAGAACTAACTATTTATGCTGTAAATTATAATATTTTAAGAATTATGAGCGGTATGGGTGGTTTAGCATATTCAAATTAATACCTTTATTTTTCTTTTATTATTAATTATTAATTTTATTAATAAAATATTTGTATTATTTATCAAATGGAATGCACAATTTGTCTTAACACAATGAATGCTAATGATAATGATTCTGATAGTATAAATAAAGTTTTAACTTTAAAAAGTTGTAATCATCAGTTTCATTATGGATGCATTCATCAGTGGCTTCAACAAAATTCTACTTGTCCTATTTGCCGAGATTATGTTCATCAAATATTACCTTGTCAATACATTAAAAATAAATGGTTTCCTAGCATAGGTGCTAAAAGGGGTCATTTTAAAATAGAAGATGATAATATTGTATTTTTTGAAAATGATTTACAATTAACACACATTCCATTCAAAAAAATATTTAGATTATGGCTTTTAAATCATTCAATAGTATTTGAAGTAAGAAGACAAGGTGTAAAACCTCAAACATTTCAGTATAAATTTAAAGACCCAAACACTTCTTTAAGACTATTCAACTATTTAATGGAAAGATTTAATACAATATATTTTAATACCTTAAGAAATAGTGATTAATAAATAATAATTATGAATATTTATTCTATACCATATATACCATTTATAGAGCATATAATTCCTTACTTAATTCCGTTTAATGAATATGATTTTAAAACATTTCTCAATTATAGATTGGTATCTAAAACATTTAATGGATATTTTACAGATAAAAAAATAACTAACATTTTAAATAGTAGATATAAATTAAACCATACAGAGTCTTTTTATGAAACTCGTGCTGAATACTGGGCAACTATTTTTAAATTTTACAAAAATAAGTATGCTCACTTTTTTACACCTGATTTATTAGATGTTTTTAATGGCATTAATGAAATTTATTCACTACCGGTTTTATATAATGTTGATTGGTGGGTAATCTCCAAACTCTATACCATACATAATCTCACAGATGAAAATAAAAAAAAATTAGACCCATGGAATGCTTTAAAACAAAGAATTAAAAATCCTATAATGAGAGGCGTAGATACTGCTGGAAGACATTTTATTTCGTTAAAATACTATAATTATACATTAAAATGTTATCATTTAGAAATACTCTATAGGGACAATTGCAAAATTAATAATAAAAGATGGTCTTTTATAGGGGAAGACTTTTACACATTTATTGGTGGTGTTGGATTAGAAAATAACATTTATAGAAATCTGCTATATCTAAATTACGATTTCTTAAAATACATTTTGAAAAATAAATCCTTATTTGTAGCAAATAAAATAGACTCATTGAATCACCCAGTAAAATCTAGATATCCCCTAAAACCTATGCATAATGATTATTGGTCAGATGAGGATTCTGAAGAAGAATACGATACAGATTTAACATTAAATAAAATTACAGAAAATACATTTATGCTTTCATTAAATTACTAATACTAATTAATTAATGTAAATCTAAATCTAAATCTTGTCGCGTATCTATTTCAACTATGTCTCTAACAAATTTAGGTAATCTTTTATGTATTGTTTGTAGATTATTGCCCTGAAATAATCCAACTAGTTTAAAATGAATATTATCTTCATAATAAAGCATTATAGTTTTATCATATTTATTAAGGTTACTCATTGTAGGGTATATTGAAGGAACATCACTTCTAAATATGATAAAATTGCATCTCAATGCTTCTCCTAATAACTGTAAAATAATCATATCACCCCAAAAATTATTACCGCCTATCAAAATTTCTATCTGTAAATCATTTACAGTTTTAGTTTCATTTGGATCCCAATCTCCATTAAAATCAAACGATTCAGCTTCTAATCTATAACTCTCTATAATTACTGGAAAGTTTTCCTCTGTCACCTGATTAGCGGATAATTCTCTTAATGATTCTA